GTAAATGCTTTTGGAAATATTTATGAAGATTTATCAAACATTTTTTTAAATCCTTTAATGCTTCAATTATTTTTTACAAATGATGATATAAAAAAATTATTTAATTTAAACGAAAGTAGTTTTAATTTAGATTGTTTAGATTTACAACCAACGTTAATAAATTTTAAATTAATAAAACTTAAATTAAAAGCTGGTAGTGCCTTAGAATCTCAATCTATAGAAGTTCTTACTAGTTTAATACAACAACTTACAATAGATATAACGTATTTAATGGATATGTATTTAAACACATTGTCTAGTTTATTAAATAACTCTTATCAAGATGTTCCAAATACTTTTGATAATACTCCATCAGAAGATATGTTAAAAGCTAAATTAAGTAGAATAGAATATGATAAACTTACATCAACTTTTACAAAAGATTGTTATAAAAAATTATGTAATTTTATCTTTAAACCAATGTTATTAAAAGTATCTAGAGTTCAAGTACGAGAACAAAATCAATTACAGTATTCTCAGGACTTAAATGATTTACATCCAATTCTTGGAAAAATGGCTAGAAATATAAATAATTTTAAATCTTTTATTTTTGGAATAACTACTTTAGAAGCTTTATATGATTTAATCGTTCTCACAAAAGAAAAATTATTTTATAATGGACTATTACAAAAACCATTGCATAAATTAAATACTCCTGAAGCAAAAATTAGATATATATTGAATACTATTTTAGAATTAGATCAAAATCCTGTTTGGATAGTTGGTTCTGGAAAAGTTCGGTTACATATGCCGGATTATTTATCATTAACTGGAGTATCCTTTACAACAGATGTTAAACAAGGTCAATTAAGAAGTATTTGTAAATTGGATCCTAAAAAATGGTGGAACGAAAACAATATTGGTAACAATTATGATTATACTAAACAAAAAGTTGATCTAAGTAGAGAAATGGATGCTCTTAAAAAAGCTCAAGATGAACAAAAGAAAAAACCAAGTGCTGCGAACGAAGCAAAAGTAAAAATAGCTCGGGAACGTTTAGATAAAAAAAGAAAAGATTCCGAAAATAAAGCAGATATTGGTTTAGGTAATATTGGTTTAAATATTACTAAAATGGCTGATGAAAATTTTTATGGTCCTGGTGGTTTAGGTGACTCTATAAGACAAGCGGCGAAACAGACAATATCAACTGATGAATATTTTGAAAAAATGAAAGAATTTCAAGATAGTGGTCTAGACGAAGAAGAAAGTCAAAAGAAAGTTGATCGAGAATATGCCGTTATGGATAATCCAAATCAAGTATCTGGAGCACAGCAACAACAACCACCATATTACCAACAACCACCATATTACCAACAACCAATGCAACAACCACCAATGCCAAACGATCCAAGAAATTATATAAATGATTATTCAAAAAGAACACTACGTTAAGGAAATAAAATGAGAACTAAAAAATTAAATGTGGATATGGATTCATTTTTAAATTCAAATGAATTGTTAAATTTTAGTAAAAGTATAGAGGAGTCTTCACGACTTGCTCTTAAAAAAGTAAATTCTAAAGATCAAAAAATAATTGAAGAATCTACTAATATTAAAGTAAAATCTACTAGCGCCAAATTTGATCCAGATTTTATTTTTAAAGCAGCTAATAAAGCTAAAAAACATATGAAAATAGAAGAGGCTAAAACTTTTTTAAGTACTGATAAATACAATGAAGATAAATTAAAAGAAAAATATAGAATTGATTTACCTTATTTAAAGTCGTTAGAAGAAAATTTTAAATTCGAAGAAACTAAAGTAACATATAATAAAATACTTGAAGAAGCCTTAGTTATAGCAGCAGATTTATATAAAGAAGCTAACTGTACACCAAGATTAGCTTCTTTAGCTTTGGATAAAACTTTAACAGAATCAGAAGTTAATAAAATATTTGATAATAAATTTAAAAATAGTTTAGAAGAAAATTTTAGATTGAAACTACTTAATGGTACATTACTTGAAGAAAATATGGAACCAGTGAAAAAAATTATAAAAATTTCAGTTGATAAAGGTCTTGGAGATGATATGGGAGAAATAGATCCTGCTAAAATGGGAACTGTTCTTGGTTTTAATAATGTTCTTAGTGATCATTTAAAAGATGTTATTCTTCCAGAAGGTGCTCAAAATAAAATAGATTCTTTTATTAATGCACAAGATAGTGATTATAATAATATTCCAGGAAACGCTGATGATCTATTACAAAAATTAAATCAAAAAATTGATGATTTGACTACTTTGTTAAGTGGTTCTGAATTTGCTAAAAATGTTGATACTGATGAAGATATCGATGCAGGAAAATATTCTGCAGTAGCAAAAGTATGTTCGTTGAGTGGAGATGATGGTAAACCAAAATGTTCTGAAACTATTGACGTTGATGATGATAATACAGATGGTGATGATACCGAACAAACGGTAGCAGATGATATCAGTGATGCAGAAGATATTATAAATGATGATGGAGATGGTCAAAACGATATAAATACTGGCAATGATGATGTAGCTAGCTGATGATGTAGCTGATGATGTAGCTGATGATGTAGCTGATGATGTAGCTGATGATGTAGCTGATAATGTAGCTGATGATGTAGCTGATGCCACATTAGATAATGATTTAGATGATGATGATGCTGATTTAGATGCTGATGCAGACGCCGAGGCTGATTTAGATGATAAAGTAATGGATTCATTAGAATTGAGTGATGGTGAAGATGTAGCAGCAGATGATATTAAAAAAGCAGATGCTGAAATTAAATCAGATGATAAAGAAAAATCAGATGATAAAGATGATAAAGAAAAAACTAAAAAATAATATATAGAAGCTTAATGCTTCTATATATTCTTGTCATTAAATTTTTATATCTATACTATTTTCTTTAGATGTATAGATACTATAAATACTCTATATAGATATATTAAACATATATTAAAGTATTAAAATTCAAACGAGGTTATTAAATGCCAAAAATATTAAGTCAAGAAGAAGTCATAAAAAGATTTAATAATAGAAATTCAGAAAAAAAATTCTCTTATGAAAAATTCAAATATCTCGGAATGCATATACCAAGTACAATAATATGTCTTAATCATATAAAACCAAAAGAATTTGACCAAAGCGCTTTAGCTCATTTAAATGGGTCTGGTTGTCCATATTGCGCTGGTAGAAATCTCAGCACTGAGGAATGGATAGAAAGATTTAAAAAAATTCAACCAAACACGACGACGTATGAAAAATTTATTTTTAAAAATACACGCGCCAAAAGTTTAGCAACTTGTCATATAAATAATCATGGTGATTTTGAAATAGATGCGATGAATCATAAAAATGGTTCTGGTTGTCCAAAATGTGCCCAGAAAAAATTACTTAGCAAAGGTGCTAAAAAAATTGTGGAATATCTTGAAGAAAATGCAATCGAATTTATTCAGGAATTTATTTTTAAAAATTGTAAAAATAAAAGATATTTACCATTTGATTTTTATTTGCCAAAAAAAAATATTCTTATTGAGTTTGATGGAGAACAACATTTTAAAAATATTCCTCTTTGGGGTGGAGAAGAGGCCTTTAAAAATAGACAAAAAAATGACAATATTAAAACAGACTTCGCTAAAAATAATAATATAGAACTTATACGGATTCCATATACGGACTTTAATAAAATAAAAAAAATACTAAAAATAAAAATAAAGTAAAAGGTTATCAAATGTCAAATTATAAAACAGATCCAATACAATTAAACCGTTCTAAAATTAGTCCTACCATAATTGCTATTTTGGATAAATTTAAAACGGATAAACAAGCATACGCATTACTTAAAGATGGATATTTAAAATTAGCAAGTCATAAAATAATGCAGGATAGTATGCAACATACTTCATTTTGCGATTACTTTCCAATTTCTAAAAAACTTCCAAATCTTTTATTAAAACTCTATGGTATTAACGAAAGAGAACTTAAACATGAAATGGAACAATTTTCTTTGGTTGGTTCTATTGTGTATACTAAAGATTACTACATAACTTTAATGATGGCTTATTTAATTGGATTAGATAATAACGATGAAGAACTAAGACAATATTCTCTTTTATTAATGAGCGTTTTAATATGGAATTATTATAAATTAAGATATTTTCCAAATGTATGTGATCCAAAAATTTCACAATATGTTATGAATTATGAATTACAAGGAAACCACTCTTTTAAAAATGCAGGCACTCCTTTAAATTATATCATGAAAGTAACTTTACCAGCATTAGAGAATGGATACCCAAGAAGAATTGCTAAAGTACCTACAGATCATTACGAAGGTTTAAAAAGAGTACTTACTGTAATTAGACCACGATTTAATCAATTATTTAAAAATCTAGCCAAAAATTATTATAAAGCTGTTGAATCTGGTAAGTCGGAATCAGTTCACGAATTGCGTAGTACTACTTATGAAAATTCTGGAGAGATGGTCGAAAAGAAAGAACATTTTAATAATATTATAGAAAGATTATCTGATAAAATTTTAAAGAATGG